CTGCCAGAACCAAATCGACGTATCATCAGATACACCCAGATCCCAACAACGATTGACTGGTCGATCAGGTAGCGCAGCCACGCTGTCGAGTATGCGACCCTCGGCGCGGACCTCGGCCATCTCGGCGCCCCAGATGCTGCCGATCGTCGCGGCGTTCCAGCTGCATTCGTATTCTTGCTGGTAGGCCGCGCGGCCCATGTCGGCGCCGTACAGTGCTTTGTATTCCTCCAGTGCATCGACCTGCTGCTCCTCGCTCAACGCGTTGGTGTCGCTGACCGCGAGCACCTGGCTGAACCAATCGGCGCGCTGTTGCGCGTAGCGATACATATCGAACGCGTGGTTGCGACCCCGCGGTGTCGTAATGAAAACCGCCCAGCCATTGTTCTCCTCGAGCATCGGGCGCATGTAGCCCCAGGCGCTCGGGTTGCACAGCGCATACTCGGAGAACACCACGCCCGCGGCGCTCGAGCCAACCGTGCGATTGTAGGCGTCGCTGCCGATGCACTGCCACGTCGAGCCGTTCACCAGGCGAATAAACATTTCGCTCTCGTTGGTGCTCTCGCGCAGCTCAGGCGGAAACGCCTCATCGATGCGGCGCACGCCGGTGTGTGGGTTCACTGCGGTAAACACGGCCTTGCGTGCTTGCGCGTACTCTGGCAAGCAGTGCCAGTAGTTTCCGATTTTCCGAAACGCTGAAACCGCGGTGTGATGCAAGCAAATTTCATCTTTGCCGGCGCGTCGATGCCACACTGCAATCGCGCGCTTGCCGCCGGCGTGCAAATAATTCCACAGCTGCATCTGATGATCGCGCGGCGACCAATCCGCTTTCGGGATCTGCACGCGCGTGTTCATTTCTTTTTCTCCGCGGCGATGTCGCGCAGAATAATTTCAAGCGAGCCTTCTAGCTTCGCTTCGTGCGGTTGATTTGGTTTTCCCCAGCCGCGATCGAGCAACGCGATCGCTGCGCTGACGCGCGCTGCTTCGCTCTCGCCAGCTTCGGCCACGCCGCCGAGCGTACGCACCGCGGCCTCGGTGTAACCGCGAGCTAAAGATTTGAGATCTAACGGCGTTTTACGTTTTGCTTTAGTCACTTAATGGGGCAGACCCCCCTCCTCTAATTTCTCCAGGCGCGCCGAGATCTGCTCGAGCTTCAACTCGAGCTTCGCCTGCAACTCGTTAATTTCCTCGTCGATCGCCTCGATCAGCGTCTTGATGTCAGCCTCCGCCTTCAGCTCGGCCTGGTGCTCCGCCTCGGCAATCAACGGTATTATTTTCATGTTAGCCATGGCGCGTCCAGGCACGAAAAAGGGGCGCGCAAACCATGCGCGCCCCCAGATATGGCGTCAAGACCGCCCGAAGGGGCGATGGGTGGTGTTAGGCAATCACCATAAGCGCCACCACGATGACCGGAAACACCACAAACAGATAGATCAGAGGCGCAAACCGAGCCATCAACACGATTAAAACCGCCCACAGTGCCAGAAGAATATACGCCATTGCCCTACCCCCAGTGCTTGTCCCGGTCGGCCTTCCAGGCCGGCGCCAGGGGTTCGACTTTGCAGGCGATAAGCGCCCGGAGCAGTAGAACCTCCGCCGGCGGGATGGCCGCCTGGCCGTGCACGTAGCGGTTCGTGGTGCGAGCCGATCGCCCGAGATACCGCCCCGCGGCGGCCTGGCTCAGGCCCAGGGCGTGGATGGTCATCAGAAACTCATCCGACGACATGGTACGGTTTAGCTGCCAATCGTGCTTCATGACACCACCGTGCAGTCGTCAAGGATGACGCGCACCATCTTGCCGGACTTGTCCAGCTTGACGTGCGCAATTTCGTCGCCCGGCTTGACGGCTGGGTGCGAACGCCCGGTTTTGCGGCTGACCTTGACGACATCGCCGTAGCGGTCGCCCATCATCCAGCGATCGGTGTAAGCGGGGATCTGGACGCGCATCACTCGGCCTCCCTAATCTGTTGCGCGAGGTCGGCGATCGCCTCCAGCTCGGTATTGCCGAGGCCCCAGATCAGGGCCTGGCCGTCCTGCGGCTGGTCGGGGTCGACCGCCGAGAATTTGCCGCCCGGCATGATGTTGACGATCGCGTGGTTGTCGCTGTCGGGGAAGTAGTAGGTCTTGGGATAGGACATGGTCGGCTCCTGTTGTGTGTTCGATCACTATAGACTGCCAGTCCGGGGTGTCAACAAAAAATAAAATAGTTTTTATGCTATTTTGTTGTTGACAGGGGTGACTGGTGGTCTATAGTCCAACCATCGAAACCGGCCAACGAGCCACACCACACGGAGCTGACCATGACCAACCTCTCCACCCTGATCGACCAGTACGCCGCCCTCAAGTCCGCCATGGGCAAGCTGGAAGCCGAGAAGAAGGCGCTCGAGGCCGCCCTGGCCGACCTGCCGAAGGGTGCCTACGAGAGCGCCGACTACCGCCTGACCATCTCGGTGGTCGAAGGCACCAAGCACGACGCCAAGCTGGGCGCCGAGGTCAAGGCCGTCCTCAAGCAGGCCGAGGCTGACTACCTCGCCACCCTGAGCCACCAGTACATCACCGCCCACACCGAGCCGACCTCGGTCCGCCGCCACCTGGTGGGGCTGCCCACGGGGAAGAACCTCGCCGAGGCTGCCTAACTAGCCTGGCCCGCCGAAAACGCACCGGCGGGCCTCCCTGCTAACCCTAGACCCATCCTGGAGACAACATGACCTACACCATCTGGAGCAACGGAGGGCGCTACGAGTGGATCATCCGCGACGGAGAGGACATCGTCGCCCGCTCCGGCCTGATCTACCCGACCAGGTCGCGCGCCCAGCAGAAGCTGATTCTGGAACTCAACGCGATGGGAGTAACCATATGTCGTTCAAGCCCGAAGTAATCGCCGATCGCGGCGGCCAGTGGACCGGCAACGCCTGCCGGTTCGCCACCCGGGCGGAGGCCGACGCCTATGTCCACGACCTGATGATGCGCTGGACCGCGGTCACCGGCTGGCGCTCGACCCCGAGCGACGACCCCGTCAACTACGCCTGGGTCGACGGCAAGGCCAAGCCGCTGTCGTAACTCTTCCGATCTCTTCTGATCTCATCTTGACAGCCCCCGGCGAGCGATCGCCGGGGGCTTTTTCATTCGTCCCAGTCCACAACATAAAAGTTACGTTCCTTGTTTGGGCATTCTTCGACCAGCATCACTCCACCGCGGCGCGCGGAGGCCTCACTGGTGCCGTAGACTTCGACAGCGTGCCCGCACTTGGCACACGTCACTTCCAGGCCATCCACTTCCCTGCCGTTGTCGTTCTCCAGCTGGATCTCTTCGATCTCTGTCTCAACACGCATGCCTTCCTCCTGTATTCGAGGGCGTAAGCCCGGTTACCGGCGTTACCCGTACGGGTAACCTGAATTCTTCAACACTTTCATTGACGTTACTGCAGTTACCCCAGTTACCCCTCACACACATAACGAGAAGTAGGATTGTACGATTTATGCGTTCCCTATATGTGCTTCCTATTATGGAGGTCAGTTGAGTAACCCCTTTTACCGGTAACGACCAGTAACTTAGGTACGTCGATACCCTTTTACTGTTTTTTCATCGCGTTTGAACACACAGTGCTCCCAGCCGAGGCTGCGCATAATGCTCGCCACCGTCTTGGCGTGACCGTTGTTCAGTTGTCCCGCCGCGATGCCTAGGACACGATCGAAGATGTCCGCCGTTGCCACCCGCTGCTCGCCGTCGACAACCTGGATGACGTCGGCGCCGCGGTGCCCCCAGCCGCCCGTCGGGTCGTTCTCCGGCACCAGCACCATGCCGGCCAGCTTGCTTTCCCAGGGATGCTGCACCCGCCGCTCTTCCTGCGCGACGCCGGCGTCGCCCCAGAGCGCCTCCGGCAGCGTCAGACCCTCGCCCTGGCCCTGGTAGTGCGCCGCCTCACCCCAAAGCTGCAGACGCTCGGCGCGGAGCCGCTTTAGGTCGATCGGGCGCCGCACCGCCACCGGCCAGAACCGCCGGTTGCCGGTCATCGAAAGTAGATATCGATCGTCGTTCGTGGTTCCGACCTCGATCGAGTGCCTGTCCTGCTTGACCAGGAAGTGCCCATAGGCCGGCCTGGCGCGGTCGACCTGGCGCGAGGCGAACGCCTTGATCACCTCAACCTCCGACTTGGTGATGCCGGCCAGCTCGGCATTCTCGTGGAACCAGACCCCCGCGAGTTGCTCTTGCACCTCCCGGCTGGCCTTGCCCAGGATGCTCTCATCCGAAAAGTTTCCATCACCCGCGAGCACCGCCCAGGCCGATGACTTGTTCCACCCCTCGGGCGCCTCGAGCACCGTGATGGTGTCGAACTTGCAGCCCGGCTGCCGCGCCCTGGCGACCGCGGCGATCATGGTCTTGCGGATGCAGGCTCGGTTCAGCGGCGTGTCATCGGCGTTGAAGTGATCGACCGCCATGCGATCGAGCCGCGGCTTGCCGTCCCAGGACGCCTCCGCCTCCGCCAGCATGTCGACCACCGGGTTGAACTGGTGCTCATGGCACAGCGTGTTGACGGCGTCCCTGACGTGCTTCTCGGTGAAGTCCAGCCCGAACGTGTTCGACAAGCACACCCGCAGGGCGCCGATCGCGGCGTCGGTGACCAGGCCCGCGAACGGCACATTGGGCGCATTTGGCGAAACCGCGCTGTTGCGCCCAACGTATAGTTCGTTGTGGAAAACATCCTCCGAGCACACCGCCCCGATCGCCTCAATGGCGAGCCGCGCGTTGTGTAGCGACGCCTTCGGGTATCCCGTCTCCACGTACCGCTCGCGCCAATTCGGGATAATGATACCAGGGGCGTCAGCGCCGATCGCCGCCAGCACCGCCTCGCCCAGCCGGGCGCCGGGCGGCACATCAGGGTCGGGGATACCCCACTTGGCGCGGGCGCCTTCGATGAACTTGAGTACGTTGACGTCCTCGTAGGCGAACGGCATCACCCGTTCGAGGATCGCGGTGTTGCCGACGCCACGACCGACCAGCGACCCGCATACGTTGCGCACGTTCTCCCACCAATTGCCGGATCCGTCGCTGTTCTTGTACTGGCTCTTGTTCAGCATCGCATCGAGGTCGGCGTCCGAGTAAGAGGGCGCGACATTTGCCCCGGCTTTTGTCGCGACAATTGGCTCGCCCTTTGTCGCGGCGGGCTTGCCGATCGCCCCTGCCTCCAGGTCTGGCCGCAGGTCGATGAAGTCGCCGTCGACCAGCTCGACGCGATGCTCGGGGTTCTCATTGATCGAGCCGTAGTAGTAAGCTGTGGATAAGTTGAAGCTGGTCTGATCAATACCTCCGCCCATAACCCCATTGAGAGTTGCGACCAGTTTTGACCGCTCGTCGGGCGCGAGTGGCGCCGAGGTCGGGCACAGCACGCGCCACTTTTCTTTGACCCCGCGCTGGTAGCTCGCCGAGGTATAGATCAGCGCCCGCAGTCCCGCCGCGGTCAACCGCTTGACCGCCTCGTCGAACGACGTCGCGCCGCCGTCGTAGTCAATCTCGACGCCCGTGATCTCGAGCGTGTTGGCGTTAGTGCGAAGGCAGCCTTTAGCCGATGCCTGGTCGCCGAACAGCGCCAGCTTCAGCCACGGCAGCCGCGTCTTGCGGCTGTCGGTCATCCAGCGGATCTCGTCCGCCAGTTGCGGCAGCGTCATGCTCTCGCGGTATTGTACCGCTGCGAACTTGTCGTCGAAGAATGTGATGGGGATCTGGTGGACGTCGACGGTCTGTTGCGGAACGGGCTGGGACGCGTTACGTTGTGACATAGATCTGTACCTCAGTCAGGATGGGGGACGGATGAGGGTCGGGTGTCATCAGCACCCGGCCCTTACTTTTGTCGGAACGACAACAGTCGATCAATATCCGCCGAATTGCGTACCACTGCAACTACCACACCTAGGCTCCGATAGGCCTTGTGGCGCTGTATCTGGTGCATCGAGAACACCCCGCCCCGCGGGCGTTTCACCTCGCAAAACACTACCACCCCGCCAGGCAGCACGATCAGCCGATCGAAGAACCCGCGGCGACCTATCACGGTAACCTTCTCGGCCATGCCGCCGGCGGCCTCGACGCGCCGCACCAGTTCATTCTCGACGACATTTTCCCGCTTGACGACCACAGTAGCTCCAGTGCTATGGTGAGGCATTGAACGTAACGTAGCAAGAAAGCGCAACATGTCACGTCACTCCACCCTGCTCGGCGGCAGCACCGCGGAACGCTTCGTTAATTGCCCTGGAAGTTGGGCCGCGAACATGGCGCTGCCGCCGTCTGTCGACACGCCATCCGAGTATGCCGAGGAGGGCAGTTTTGCCCACGCCGTCATGGACCACCTGATGCGGCTGCGACAGACGTCGAACAACGAAGCTACGCTGGTGGTCGCGTGCGGCGACATGGTCGGCCAACATTTCTATGACCGCAAGCTGACGATCGACCACCTCGACACCATGATCTATCC